TGCTTTGTAGGTAGTAGTCACTATCTAAAAAGAAATACTCGTCATCTATGATAAAATGATATATCAAAGGATTGTTGAGCTTCCATTTAAACCATGCAGCCTGTTGTCTTTTTTCTCCGACATTTAGATACTTATAACCAAAGACTATATCTGAGTTCGGAGTCTCAGTATCATTAATGTAACTTTGACCCATCAATACTATAGAATTTTCTCTAGAGTTAGTCAAGAGGTCTATATCTTTTGGTAATAATGTAGGAACTATTTTACTTACTTCTACTACATTCGGTTCTCCTTCTCTACGTGTGTTAGCCATTTCATTGAATCGACTAAACTTGTTTGAGTTATCTACATAGGCAACTGTAGTACCTAGAGATATGGGAGC